ATTTTATTTGTATAATACCCTTTTGATTGCTTATTTAATTTTAAAGTTTTCATATTTTTTCCGTTTTGTTATACGCAAATGTAAACCGTTATTTTATAACTGCAAAACTTTATCAACATTTTTTTTAATTAATTAACAAATTTAGAATGATTCTAAATAAGGAACAAAGGTAAAAATGGACATATTTTGTCCTCGTGTATAGATAATTCAATAATTTGAACATGAAAATTAAGGATAAAACCTTAAAAAATTTTAATTAAATAAGGTCATTGCCTGAATAACGCTAAATAAAATTAACAAAAGACGGTTGTTTTGTAAATTATAATGGAAAATTCCGTCAATAAATCGGTTTTATTCCGATTATGTTGGAAAAAAATGTCGCATATATTAGCCAAATTTGCGACAAAAAGCCATAAATGACTAATATATTAGTCTTGCTTAATATACTTGTCAAGTTTATTGTGCAAAAAACTCAAAAGATATGCGTCAATCGTGCGACCTGGCCAAATTCTTTATGATGCAAAAATCCTTCCACCGCCTTAATTGATAAATATCCTTTTTTGTGATGCCAGGAATCCGTACCGGACGGCGAACGCAATGATTCAACGGTGATTCCGATGTAATCGCGCGAAGATTTATGGTGAATGTGATGCGTATAAATATATCGATGCTTTGATTGTGACCATTCAAGCGGAAATTCCGCAGCCATTAACAATGGAAGGTCTTGTTGCTTTGCGCCGTCGCCATGTGTCGTGCCGATCAAGTTCTTTCCGTAAAGAAAACCTTTTCGATGCGCAATCGAACAATCGAAAGTAATGTTCTTTGAATCTTTGAACCAGGTTTGAATAACATCGGCCAAAAAGAACCCAGACATGTAATCGTGATTCGAAGGATTGAAAGTGAAATGGACGTCGGCGATTGGTAAAAGCATTTCAAGAATTTCAACGTACAATTTCTTTGCGGTTAAAAAATTCGAATACCAATTTCCGTCGGTGTCCTGGGGTGTTCCGCCGGTTGTTGTCCGGTTCGGCGTGTCAACGTGCAAAATGTCATTGCCACCAATGAAAAGAATCTTGTCGATGTTGAATCCTTTTGCCTTGTTAATTATTCCTTGAACGCCTTCGCGAACTCTTTTGACGGCCACCTGGCAATTGTAATCTTCGCCAGTTTCGAAAGCTTCGACCAACTTTCCGATGTGGATGTCGGCCGGATCAACAACCAATAAATGACCTTCAATTATTTCTTCGCGTTCAATTGGAATGTATTTCGGAATGTAGTTCGAAATCGAATCAATGATTTCTTGTTTCATCTTTTCGAATCCTTGTTGATCTTCGGTCTTGAAGTTCGGATTCTTAAAAAATAGCGATGCGGTTTTATTCTTGATCCAACCGTGTTTGACGTTCTTTTCGTCAAGGCCGAATTGTTCGGATTCGCGTTTTATTGCGCGGTATTTTTCCAAAACTTCCGCTTCGTCCGGTTTTAATCGCGGTCTATATTTGCTCGTCAAACTATTTTTATAAATTTATCAACGATTCGCAAAATTAGAAATGTCGCGAATCCGGCTAAAAAACCCCATAAAAATAAACTCCAATTTGTTTTGCGTTTTTCTTGTTGAACTTCTTTGCGCTTTTCTTTCGAATCTTTGTAGATATATTTGTATTTCAAAACGTCTTGTTTGACCAGTTGCGTTTTGTAGCGATATTCGATCCTGGTTTGCCATTTCGTTTTTGGAAGATACACATTCTTAAAAAACACAACCGAATCGACGCGTTTTAGTATCTTTTCGTATCGTATCGTATCATTGACATAATAAGCAATTGAATCAATGGTTGCAATTCGAATAGTGTCGCTATCTTGAACAAGCTTCAAGCCGTGTTTCAAGGCCTTTTTGTAATGGTATTGCGCCAATCGTTCACTTGAACAAGCAAACATCATTAAAACGCTTAAAAATGCGATTAGTTTTTTCATAAGTTTTTCAGCATTTCAATCATTCGCGGACATGGGTAAATGTCGGACTTGTCGTGTCGGACGCTATTATGAGTAAAGATTCCGTTTTCACTTCGCAAAGCGCGCTTGTCGATGTCAAAAATTGAATCGTTGTATTCCTTTGAAATTCCGTAAGTATCGCAAAGATAAACGAGCAATTGGCGCGTTGATTCGATTTGTTCGTCGGTGTAGCGCTGCCAAAAGATGTGACCTTTATATTTGCCGTTTAACTCGGTGACTTGGCTGCGGTCAACACGGCCACCAACATAATTCACAAAATATCCGTTTTGCTTTTTTAGCGGCCCATAATTGCAAATTTCAATTCCAATGGAAATCTTATCTAAGCTGCGATAAGTGACGCCCATTTCGGCGAAAACTTCCGGCTTCAATCCAAGGTGATAAGCCCAGTGCTTTGACGAAAATAGTTGAACGATTGTTCCCTTTTCACCGATTACGAATGCCGTCGCAACTTTACCTTCTTTTTGTTGAAAGTATTTCGCAACCGCGATTGGATTGCCACCGCCGGCCGTATGGTGCAAATAGATTTGTTTCTTTTCGTGAATTTCTTGCGAAAATTGGTCGTTAGATAGACGGTGTTGAACTATCTTGGTTTGATCTAATTCCATTGATGTCGTTTTTAATTTCTTTTGCCCTGGCGAATAAATTTTTCATTGATTTCCAAATGTCGATTCCTTTGACCGCCTTATAATTCTCATTAATGGAAATGACTTCGATTGAAACAAGAACCAATGAAAGAATTTTCGTCAACATTAATGGAACAGAAAAGAATTGTTTAACTATATCATTGAGAATAAAATAATCAATTAAGTAAAATCCAATCACCGCGATTTCGTATAAAAATAATTTTGAAATAACCGCCGATAATTTTCGCGATGTGATTTTAATTTTTAGTTTTTTCGCTTTCCAAAGTCCGGTCAATGTGTCAACAATAATCGCAAACCCAATCAAAAATAAAATGCCTGAAATTGGCAAAAAAAACGATCCGACAACCGCAAGCAATTTTGGAAATGAAAGCCGGATATTGGTCAATAATATAAATAATTGTATTTTCATCGATTGTCAAATTGTTGCGCCAATTGGTGCGTTAAAAACAAACCAAGCGCGACGCCACCAAGCTTCAAAAATAACGCGCCTTCGAAATACATTGCGATTGCCGTTCCATACGCAGCAATAAAAAACACAACCGACAATGATCTTAAATGCTTGTTCATAGTATATTATGTTTAATTGTTCTCAAAATCGTAATTGTCGTATGGTATTTGACACCAATTTTCTTCATCGTAAATGTTGACGGACATGTTCATCGTCCAACCGGCGGTCACGTCGTGCGATCGGTTGATAAATGGTGTTGTCGCGATTGTTCCTTCGACGTCAAGAAAATCTTCGAATCGCCATTGTTTGAACGTTACGTGAATGTCCTTGCAAACCGACAAACAATCGGAATGAATTTCATCAATCTGGCGATATTCTTGAATATTGTATTTATCAGCGATTGAAATAATGCAATTGACATTGACAAAATTGTCACCGATTGATCCTGGTTGCAAAGTCACAATCATTATCGGATATTGAACCGCGTCGCGTGAAACGGCATCAAGGAAATCGCCGAAAAAGAAATCATTGATTTGACGGTGTTGCGTCGCGATGATCTCGAATTCTTTTTTTAGTTGGTTCAGCGTTCTTTCCATGTTTCAAAAATTTTTTTAGTTGTTCAATTTGTTTTTTAGACGCTTTGAATTTCATATTATGAAGTTAATTGGTGTATAACCTGAACGATCCTTTCGCATGTCTTCGGCGCAATGTCCAGGACTTGAATTTGTTTCGATGTATTCTGGATATTTGACGCCATTATCGGCGATAAGATGAACGATTAATCTTTCCTTATAGAAATACGCGTCTTTTCTTAATTGGTCGCGCAAAGCGCTTGTTTCGCTATCGGTGTTCGGTTGTATGTTTTCATCTTGAACACGACCGACCGATTTGTTGGTCAATTTTTCGTTTAATAGTAACGCGCAGCGATAGTCAACAAATGCAACCAAACAAGGAACGACGAAATCATTCATTAAATCAAGGTAGTCTTGTGTCCAAGTATTATTTTGAACGCGCAAAAGTAACGCCTTGAACAAAGGTGTCGATAAAGCCGGTTGCAACTGGATGTCTTGACTTCGTTTTATTGCCACCGCAAGAATCTTCGTGTCGGTGTTTGAATGGATCAAGCCAAGCTTTTTAAGATTGTCAACGGAAAGTAAATAATTCATAATTTTATTTTTGTTTGATGACTAATTGTTGAACCCATTCATGACGACACCAAGGCGTTGTCTTTTGGGTGTCCGGATTCGTGTACCAACCGCCTTTGTAATTCCAAACGTTTCGACTAACTTGCGAAGAAATCGAATCAATGTCCTGTCGCGTGTAGCTTCTATTTAAAGAAAGTAATTTCGTACAAAATTCGCGCGATTCGGTTTGAACCGGCGGAACATCCGTTCTTGTTTGATAAGTATATCGAACCTCAAAATCAGTAATTTCAATTTTCAAATCTTTTAATAAAGAATCGCCAAGATTGGTCGTGTTTCCTTTTTGGTAAAGTTCCCAGGTTGTTAATTGATTTATTGACTTGGCAACCGCTTCAACATTTGTGTTCAATGCCTTCGCAATGGACGTTGAATCCTCGCCATTTTTTAATAATTTCAAAACGTTTTTGTCAAAATCTCTAATTTGAATTTTGATTTCGCCAATTGTTTCGAACATCAAATCTTGTCGCGCAAATATTTCTTCGGACGGTGTGTCCCAGGCGATTGGATGCGATGACAAAACAATGTAATTATCTTTATTTTCGCCGAATTTTTCGAATACTGAAATTTCATCATTTGTGAATTCATGCTTGCAAGCTGCAATCGGTGCAACCGGTGAAATCACTTCGGCCGTTGGTGTTAAAATTAACGGCAATACATCAACAAGTTTAACCGAACCAATATAGCCACCAAGTTTCGCCATGTAGTTCAACATCCATTCAATTCGTTTTTGACGCGAAGAAACATAAGTTGTTTTGAAAATTTGAAACAAGTCACCGGATTCCGCAGCGTTGAACGATCCTTCTTGCATAACGCCGAACAATGTCGGCGCGGTAACTGAATGCGCAACCAATATGTTTTGTTGAACCGATTTCGCAGTCACTTCGTATCGTCGATCCAGGTCGTTTCCATTTAATTGTTGAACCGTTGGCGCTAAGTCCTTGCCGTCGGAAAAAGTTATAATGATTTCGCCGGCATCTTCGACCGATTGTGTTCGGCCTTTGATTGATTCCGTAATTCGATGCAATTCTTCAGTTGATTCCGGAAAACCGGACGGCATGTTGATCAACGTTCCGGACTTGAATCCGTTTTGCAGTTCGTACATGTGAAATTTAGCGATGTCGCAATCCGTTTGAATGGCGGTCAATCCGCCGTTGTATGTTGGTTTCGGATAAATTCCCTTTTCTTTTCTTGATTTCTTTGACGGTTCTTTGTAATACATTATGAATGATCCAACTGGACTATTTTCATCCAATGCCGGAAACATTCGAAGGTTTGTTTTTTCAGCCGATTGATTCAATGCCGTCCAATCGTCCGATAAATAATACATTCTTTCGTCTTCGGTCATTCTAATCGCGTCAACGTCCAAGTATTCCCATTTCGCAACCCTTGTTCCTTCGCGATTCCAAGTACCTTTGACCGCAAAACCGCCAAAAAGTTCGAAGTCGAATGCCAATTGTTCCGCGATTTCGTTCATGTCGAAAGGCGAATATTGGTTTTCAATGAAAGCTTGCATGTCACCGGTCACGATTTCAAGGCCATTTCCGGCAATGTAAAATGTTTTCGTCTTGACAATTCCTTGATGCCAAGCCGATCCGTTAAAAAGGTCAATTAAAAAATACGGATAATCGTTTTTCTTTCCCCATTTCACGAATCCAAGTGAACGGTCTTTTTCTTCGTCTGGTTTTACGAATTCTTTCCGGAAGGAAAGCGAAGTCATTTTAATTTTGTCGTTATTCATATATGTTGAAATAAATCGGTGAATCGTATTCATTCGACGGCGAATCTATTTCGATGACTTCGGCGCGTCCGGTTTCAACAAGTGAAACGGAATTTGCCGGATCGAGATTCCCTGGCGATTGTTGTTCGTATATGTTATAAATATAATATCCGTTATAATCGAAATTCACGTCAACGCCGTCAATCAAAACAAATTCATCAAAGCGCGGTGTTGCGGTTGAAATATTATTCAAAACGCATCGATATTCCTTGAAGCTTTGTTCATGGATGAATTCAAATAAATACGCCGGATTCGGTATCGTTGTCAATTCCGTCACCGTCACTATTAATGGCGTTGTTTCGTTTCTTTGTATTATCAACATACTTTATTAATTTTGGTGCGGTTGTTTCGTAAATGTCAAAAATGCCGGCTTGCATATAAAAATCACCTTTTGATTCCTCAACAATCAACCATTTCGACAATAATTTTGACCAACATTTTGATCCGATGTATTCTTTTTTTATTTTCATATCGCTAAAATTACAAAAAAAAAGGGGAAAGGAATAATTTTCCCTTCCCCATTTTAATTTTAATTAGTAAAGTATTAGATTGACGGTGATTGTTGTGTCAATAAAGTAGTGTAAAGAGATCCCAAAACATCTGGAACTTCATCATTTTCCATTCCGTTAAGAACGATTGTGTGTCCTCGTCGGTCGCTTTTAAGAACTCCGGAAGTGTATTCGTTTGCGTCCGCAACTTGAAGACCTTCGCCAAGTCCAAGCGCAACAATTGTTCCGTCGGCATTTTCAACCAAACAAACAACTTCGTTTTGTGCAAGCAAGTGAATTTCACTTCTTAATTCTTTTGAATCGGATGCAAGAATCATTGATAATGATTGCTCATACCAAAGCGTTCCGTTGTTCTTATCAACTTTTACCGGTGCGGTGTATGATGAAAGGTTTGACTTTAATTTGTAAAGAAACGTTTCGCCAGTTACCGTCAACGCAGTCAATTGATTTGTTGCCGAAACAATTGCGCCGGAAACCGCTCCCAATGGGAACAATAAAACGCTTTTAATTCCGCCTTTTCCGTTTGTACATGTCCGGTCATTGTAGCCGGAAGTCATTTCACAAGACATATTTTTTTAAGTTTAATGAAGGCCGGTTGCCCGGCCGTCGTGATTATTTAATTTATTTAATTAGCTCGGTGAAGATGTACCGTTCCAAACTCCGATTTGATTTAAGAAAGGAACTTGAACGCCAGCTCTAAATTTAGAACGAAGGTAGATCACATCGTCGTCGAATGAATACCAAAGGTCGTAAGATTCGAAGTCCGAAGATAAATCAGTTCCGAATACAAAGTGACTTGAACGACCAGTGTAGATATTATCAGTTCCGTTCAATCCGTTCACCTTAACAACTCGCATGTTTGAACCTGGTAAAAGTAATTCATTCATTGTTGCGAATTCTCCCGGTGCGAAATGGTAAAGATTTAAGTCAACTAAATTCTTTAATAACAAGTTAAAATTCTCGCGTCCAGTCATGCAAATGAATTCTTCGCCTTCCGCAACATTTGTTGGTGTGTTTGTAAAAGCTTCGTAAAATACATCGTAAGCGTTTGAAACGGTAATTGCAGCAACCGCCGATGTGTTCAAATTGACACAACCGTTCGCAGTTGTTAAGAATTGACGGAATCCGTTCATAAATGCAAGGTTACCAGAACCAGTCGCTTTATTTCCGTTCCAAATTAATTTGTCTAATTCGAAAGCATGAAGCTTCAATAAATAATCAGTGATTTGCGCTTCGAAAGGAAGTGTTTTGTCTTCGGCCATTGCGCCAGGTGTCAACGCTAATTGCGTCCAAAATCCAGCAAGGTCTTTTTGACAAAATCTTTTCATGTAACCGATTGTTTCAACTGAAATTGCACGATCAGTGAAAACAGTGTCACCGTTTGGTGTCATTGAACAATCAGCCGTTTGATAAACGATTGAATCGTCCATTAATTTCAATTCTTCGCTTCCTTTGATTCCTTGTTGAATAGCAATATATTGTAATGTTTGCGCTTCAGTAACCGAACGAACGATTAAATCTTCTCTTTGCTCGTCGGTGTACGGTGCAAGTCCAACTACATCGTAGTCGAATGATGTTTTAAGGTATTTTTTTAATGACATTTTATTTGTTTTTATTATTTTTCAACCATAATTGTTTGGCGGTCAGGTTGCCAACCTTTGCGAATTTTTCGCCTTCGGATGTCGTGTTTATTGGTGCTGACTTGAAGGTATCGAATTCACCTTTCAACGTCGCAACTTCATTCGACAAATTGTTGTTTTGGTCAGCAATAATTTTCATCATTTCGGCAACCGCTTCGATGCTTGATGCGAATGATTCTAATTTTGCGTTGATGATGCTTTCAACTTTTTCGGTTGACATAGCTTCGGCAACAACTTCTTCAACAACTGGAACTTCTTCGGTTGCTCTTTCGTCAATTATTTCAACGATTATTCCGTTAGCATCAACAACAACCGAAACGCCTTCAAGGTCACCGCTCAAAGCGTGTGTTCCTTCCGGTGCTGGTATTGTTTCCGTTTCCGTAACTACGAAAAGCGGTTGTCCAACTTCAAAGATTTCGAATTCAACAATTGTTCCGTCAAGCAAAGTCGCTTGTTCAAATTTCATTGACGCGTTTGCGAATGATTGTTTCATTTCGGCAATTAAGTCAAGAACTTTCTTAAAATTTTTGTTCATGGTATTTCTTTTATATGTTTATTATATTTATCTGTTCGAAATTTCGCGAAGATATTGATTGATTTTACTTATTTTAATTGAACTTATTGATCGATCCATTAAAATTGTTTCCGCATCTTGTTTCAAAGAATCAATGTCCCTTAACGAAGTTTGATTTTCTTCAATAATTAAATCGTTCGCTTCAATTTTAGAATACAATTTTTCTATTTCAATTGATAATAAATCATTTTTTTTTCTTGCATTTCTTGACATTGCTTTTTTTGAAAAGTAATTTTGAAATGATCTTATCACATTTTTA